CATATTAGGAACAGAAGAAGGGTATTACTATGTAGGTCGTATAATGATAATGACTACACCACTACATAAAAGAGTATCTAAAGAATATGAAACAAAAGAACAAGCATTAATAAAATTAAAAAAAATAATCGTTAAATAAACAAGTATGAAAATCACAGTAATTAATCCAGAACCCTTTGTATCATGGGGTAATGCTATAGGCATAGTCCTATTTAGCAAAGAGAATGATATAACCGTAAATCTATTTACAGAAGATATGACACATAACCGTGTTAATCGTAAAGAATTAGGTTCACCTTCGTATAATGATCTAATGATTGAATTAGAACATAATGAAGGATTAAGATATCTTGCAGAAGAGCAAGGTTTAATAGAAACAAGTAATCAGCATACTATAGACTTCTTAGAATATGCTGCATCGTATAATTAATAAAAAAAACAAGTATTATGAAAAAGATTTTATATTTATGTGCATTCCTATTTGTGACTGCACCCGTATTACAGTCATGTGGTTCATCAAGAACCTGTGGAGCTGTAAATCAGAAAAAGAAGTTCGCTAAAAAGAACTATTGGAAACCCAAAAAGAAACACAAAAGATCAAAATGGGGAAGATAATATCAATATTCTTGCTCGCAGTCCTAAGTATAAGCTGTGAGCAAGAGCCCTTTGATGAAGGGGTACAAATAGAAGTGCAAAATAATCCAGATGAATATAAGTTATTCTCTCAAATATATGCAGAAACAACGGATCAAACTAAATATATGTATCTATTGTATAAATCACAAGATGATGATATAACAGCTGAAGATAAGTTAATAGTAGCTTGGTCTAATTATGTAGACTATGCAACATCTGTTAACATGCCTATAACTGGAGAAGAATTTATGAATTATGCCAGTGCATACTATGATAATGAAGGTAACACTATAAACAGTTATGCTGATGTAATAGTTATATCGTATTATCAATATGCTACACAGCAGTTAAGAATAGAATACCAAGTAGATAACACATGGAATAAGTTCTTAATACCATATGACATAAACATGTTTATAGATGCTGGTGATGAAGTAATATTTATTAATTAAAAATATAGAAAGATGAAACACTTAATCAAAAAATTTATAAAAGTATTATATGTATTAATATTACCAGTGTTAGCTGTATCAGTAACAATTGCTTATTTTATGCAATATGGTTATGGTTATGCACCTGTATTTATTATTATAGTATTAATGACAATCTTAAGTATATTAAACGCAATATTCTTTACCGTATTCATGGAAAAAGTTGTGTTGTTACCAAAAATAACTACTCAGTATGGATTTATGATTGCTTTAGGATTTGCTTGGCAAAATAAAACTTTAATAATATTCGTACCATTTTGCGTAATAGAACTAGAATGGATTTCAAATTTATAATCATAAAAGCTTTGCATAATATGTAAGGCTTTTACTTAAATCACTTAATTATGAAAGATGAAAAATATAGTAAGAATGTGTTAATACTGCAAGTTATGACATTAGTAATTATGTTATTCGTACTTACAGTAAGTGCACAAACAACATATCAAGGTAAAAACTTAAAACATGAGTCAATCTCATCTGTATTTGTAGTACCTGGAGGATATGAAAGAAATAATATAGACGCATACTCTGAATGGTTGATTGCTCATCCATTAAAAGAGAAATCAGAAGTTAAATATTATAATGGAGACATTAAGCATAATAATTTTATTTATGCGGCAGTATTTGACTATGAAATTGGTACAAGAGATTTACATCACTGTGCTGATGCAGCTATATATCTAAGAGCCTCGTATAATTATTCAAAAGGTTTCTTAGATAAATTGCAATTTACATTTACAAATGGTTATAAAACTTCTTATGTAGATTATCTTAAAGGTGCTAATCCAACACCAGTTAATGCTGGTCGTGATATAGTAACTAAATGGGGTAAAGCTCGTAAAGACACTTGTAAAACATTTAGAAGATGGTTGGATCTTGTGTGGAGTTATGCTGGAACATATTCAATAGAACGGTATGATACTAAATCAGTAAGCTATTGGGATATGCAACCGGGTGATGTGTTTGTAACTGGAGGATTTCCAGGACATGCTATTACCGTGGTAGATATGGCAATAAATAAAGCAGGACGTAAAATATTTATGCTTGCTCAAAGTTATATGCCAGCACAAGAACAACATATATTATTAAATCCAGTAACATTAGACGTTTGGTACTCTTTGGATGATATGAATTATATCAATACACCAGAGTTTGTATTTGAACCATCAGATTTACGTAGATTTATTTTATAAAACGTTACCAGTGATGTACTAACAGTACCAGTAATTATATATAATATAATAACACTAGTAGTTAGGTGCCAAAAATATGTAATAACGGCGTATTCGCCGCAATTAGACAACACCCTTTCTTTTTTAATACTTGTTTGAAAGGGTTTGTTTAATTATTTAAAATAAATAAATTATGTCAACAAAACTTAATATAGAAAAAAAAACAGTAAGTCATCTTGTGTCAAGCATGTTTACTAATAAAAATGTATATTGTAATTTAAACTTTGAACATATAACAAGTTTGATGACCACACATGTCTCAGATAATGTATTAGAACTTGTATTAGAACTAATGTTTAAAAAAGAACCATATGAATTAGTATATCCAGGTGATTTAGTAAAGTTAAAACCGCTAAGATATTATGAAGGTGATAAATATGAAAAAGATGTGTTAAAAGATATGGGTTTATTATCAGATGAAGGAATGATATATGCTAAAGTAATATCAGACAGTAATTGGTCAAGCTCAGCTGAATATAATCCATTATATAGTCAATTAAAGATAAAGGTATTATTTCATGATGAAGATAAAAATATAAGATATGAAGAAATATCAACATCTCCACTTGATTTAGAGAAGTTATATGGTAAAGAACATAAAAATATAATAACAATAATCAACAATAAAGAAAAAAAAGAACCAAATGGCAAAACTATCACAGGAGTTGATCCAATTGCATTTTGAAAATTGGAAAAAACTTAATAAATCTAAATATGATTTTGGATACACAATGAATGAACTTTATAATTTAAATGATAAAGAGCTTTCTGAAGAAAAAGATAGTAATATGGCAATTTTAATGTTGTTAAAAAATCATGTATACACAAAAAAATAGATTTGGTATAGTAAACCGTGAGGTAATAACAGATCCTAATTTATCAATTGGTGCTAAAACACTGTATAGTGTATTATCTTGCTATGCTAACAAACAAAGAACATGTTTTCCATCAATAAGTACATTAGCTGATGACACTGGCTCAAGTCAATCAAGCATAGATAGATGGATAAAAGAGCTTAAAACGTTTAAATATATAAAAAGAGTGGGTAGAAAGCTAACAATAAAATAATTACGTTAGCTATATTTATGCTTTTTATTTTTCAAGCTGGTGCTAAAATGTATAATAATATGTGAGTCAATAGAAGTAAATAGTTATCTTTATAGAATATAAATTAAAAGATGATTATCCAACTTCCAAGCGGACGCATAGTAGAATGCTCACTAGAACAATATCTTTCTCTTACAGATGAGGAATATAAAGATCTTAATGGTCTTAGCTCAGCATATACAAAAGAAGTGGGTAACCCGTTTTACAATAGTTTTTCAAATTCCATACCACCTGATGATCAGGATTTGTTCATTGATGAAAATGAACCAAGTTTAGATGAAATTGATGCTTTTGAAAAATTAGAAGACCCGTATTTTCATTCAGATGATAATTAATCATCACTCAATTATTTATTAATTCTTAAATTTTATTAAAAATGCAAAACAAAGTCAACATCGTGGCTGATGATATGGGTAATATCATTCGCCAATCAAGTAACAACGCAGAATTCGGTCACATTAGATTAGAACAACAAAGAGTAGTCTTTGGAAATAGTGGCTGGGTTAAAAGTACAAATAGATCAACATTACTACATGGTAAAATGGATGATCTACAAAATTTACAATTAAGCGTGAATACACCTCTTACAGGTAAAATAATTGTAAAAGAGTCTCTTACACCATTTAGTAATAATGATCCAGACAGAGATCTTAAAATAGCTGGAGAAACAGGTATTATCTGTGCTGTTGATGGTGAACCTATTTATAGGAAAACATTCTTTGTTGCTGATGCAACAGCTGAGGATGTATTAATTGCTCATACTAATGGGGAAGCTATCCGTGAAGCTAATGGAACTAACAGTAATGCTGTTAAAACTACAGTAACACCAGCTGAAGCATTCGGTTTAGATGGAGATGATACTACAGATAATGAAGAAGTAGAAGATTCTAATGAAATGAGTGAAGTTAATGAAGTAGAAGAAGTTTTAGAAGAAGAAACTTTTGAACTATAAAAGTTAATTTCTAAATAAATATTAAAAGTGTGTGCTATATTAGTGCACACTTTTTTTATACATTAAATAATTCACTTAATCATAAAAACAAGTAAAATGCTATCTCAAGAACAAGTATCAAAACTAGAATTTAATGAAGCTGAATTAAAACTAAGTAAACGTATAGAAAGATATCAATATTTAGGGTTATTAACAGAATATCAACTTCATCCTCCATCAATAATAAACTCATTTGAATACAATAAATTAAATCCGTATCAACATTTTTTATTTAAACGTGTGCTTCATGGCTTAAATGTTTATAAACCTGAAGAAGTTAATAAACTACATTGGGACAAAAAACGTAGAATAACAAAAGTTTGGCGGCGTGGACAAAGAGAAATAAATGCTTGGAAACAAATGCTTTGTAATAAACAAGTAAATTCTTATCTTAGTAAAACTTTTAAAAGTTCTCAATTAGCACAGTATATAGCAAATATACCTGCTGAGGAGACATTAGATGATTACAAGAACACATTTACATTTAAAGAGTTAGGTATAACTTATGAAGATGTAATTATTAAATTTTTATCAATTGGTTTATTACCTAAAAATTATTTTACATTAAGTGCCGATGAGCATCAAAAAAGTATCAAGTAAAATGGCTAAAATAAATACTGCTTATTCTAAACAGCGTAAGGAGTATTTATATAATCATAACATCTGTCATGCAAAGATCCATAAGTGTTCTTTGCATGCTACAGAAGTTCATCACAAGAAAGGACGTGGAGAACATCATCTAAATGAGTCTACATGGTTACCAGTATGTAGAAACTGTCACACATGGATAGAAACAAATCCACAAGAAGCATATGAATTAGGATTTTCATTAATAAGACATTAAAACATGAGAAGAAAAAGAAAACATATTGAGTATATAAGAACTTATTTATATCATTTAAAGTATGATACATTAAATAAAACATTTGATGCATCAATTAAAGAGTTTAAAGATAAAGAACAAAATAGATCTATTAAAAATAACACATTATTGATAAAAAAATATCAACGTAGATTATTTTTATTAAAATTTTAAAGTTATGAATGAACATGAAAAAAATAGATTATCAAAAGCAATAGTTTGGACAATAATACTAACAATATCAATAACATTATGGTGGAACATAGTAAAACTAATATCTCCAGAGATATAGTACAGGATGATGCTTTAGAACAAGCATTAAAGAACAAAAGATGTGGCTTAGGTATATCTATGGGTGTAGGCAAGACAAGAATTGCTATACAACACTTACTAGCAAACTTTAATCCATTTATAAAAGTATTAGTAGCCGTACCAAAAAAATCTGTAATGAAGTCTTGGTATGATGAATTAGATAAAATGAATAATAATATTCTTGAAGATCATATTACTTTTACAACTTACTTATCACTTAATAAACAAAATCCAAATGATTATGATATAGTCTATTTAGATGAATGTCACAGTTTAAAAGTATCACATGAAGTTTTTTTATCTAAATTTAAAGGAAAAATATTAGGGTTAACAGGAACACCACCAAGAAATAAAAGTTCTGAAAAAGGAAGACTTGTTGAAAAGTATTGTCCAATTAAATATATATTTGAAGTTGATGATGCAACTGATTCAAATATATTAAATGATTATAAAATAGTCATTCATGAATTAGAACTATCAAAACTACCAACATTAAAGAAAAAAAATAAAAAAGGTGGTTTTTGGTATACTTCAGAACAAAAAGATTATAACTATGCAACGTCTAGATTAGCTCAAGCTCAAACAGCAAACCAAATACAGTTTGGAAGAATAATGAGAATGCGTGCTATTATGGACTATACAAGTAAAGAGAGCTATGTTAAAAGTATAATTAAAAATATAAATGCTAAATGTATTGTGTTTGCTAATACTCAAAAACAAGCAGACAGAATATGTAAACATAGTTATCATTCTAAAAATGCAAAATCAGAGGAAAATCTTGAGTTATTCTCTGATGGTAGGATTGATAAATTATCATGCGTATTACAATTATCAGAAGGTGTTACAATTCCTAATCTTAAAGCGGGTATTATAATGCATGCATATGGTAATGAAAGAAAGACTGCTCAAAGAATAGGGAGATTGCTTAGATTAAATCCAACTGAGACAGCTACATGTCATATACTTATGTATAAAGATACACAAGATGAAAAATGGGTGGCTGATGCAGTTAAAGGTTTTGATCAAGAAAAAGTTAAATATTATAATCCTTTAAGTAAGTAATGTGTAAACCAATTATTAAATGTAGTAGATGTGATGAAACATTTTGTACAGGCTTAGATTACAGATTCCACTTTGATAAGCATTTAGATGATTGGTGGAAAGCAAAAGATAAAGATAGATATATTAATAAAACAACAAATTGAATAAAATAAGTTTATATGGGAAAAATGAAAGAAATATTTATAGCACAGCAAGAAGAATTAGCTTACCGTGGTGCACATGATGTAATGATACACGGTCTTGCACGCCAAGCATGTGAAGAATTTATAACAGAAGGTGAAACACCTTGTCCAAATTGTTTTGAAGTAGAATTAGTACGCAATGAAACAGAAGCAGAATGTACTAAATGTGGTCAAGGATTTGTATATGTTGCTAATGCATTAAGATTTAAGTAATGACATCAATATTAACTGCAGAAATAACATTACCGTTTCAAGATATAGAAGTTGAAGTGGAATATACTTATGATCCAGGTGAACCTGATCAAATGTATGATTCAAATGGAGACCCAGGGACACCTGGTTATGGACCTTCTATTGATATACATCATATATGGGCAGAATTAACTAATGATGAAGGGTCATCTTCAATTGTAGACATATATGATTTAGCAATGGTTGGAGAAGAATTAGAATTACGTATAATAGAAAAATATCATGAATAATGGGATTAGATCAATTTGCATATAGAATAAAAAGAGGGTTTATTAAAGAACCAGTGGATTTTGAAACATCTGTATATGATGAAGAAAAAGATGAATACACAGATGCTGTAGATACAGTAGAATTTAAATATTGGAGAAAGCACCCCAACTTACAAGGTTGGATGGAAGAATTATATTATAGCAAAGGCGGTGAGTCAAAAGAGTTTAACTGTGTTAATGTACAATTAACTTGGGAAGATCTAGAAGACTTAGAACATGCTATAAAAAATAATATGTTACCAGAAACAGAAGGATTTTTCTATGGTAATAACTCCAGTGATCACTATAAAGAAGAAGATCTTCAATTTATAGAAGATGCTTTAAAAGCAGTAAAAGATGGTGATGATGTATATTATTCATCTTGGTGGTAAATTAAAATTATGGAAAAGGATAAAATAAAAATCAGAGACGGAAGAGTATATAAATTAGTAAATGGAGTGTGGACAAGAGAAAGATTTCACACTGAATATGAAGTGGATCCTCATGATCCTGATTATGCTTGGTTATGGGATATAAAAAAATAAAAAGTAATGTCAGAACAAGAAAAAAATTTAATGTGTCTAAAAATTAACGGTGCATTAAAATTATTAGAAAAAGTTGATTTAACTGAAAGCAATAATAATAGAAAATTAGATGCTGCAATCTCATTGCTTTATGATATTAAAAAATACTGTAATTTATGAAAGATCAATTATTTATTCAAGGAGTTATAAAAGAAGGGAAGTTGCATTTTCCAATAAAAGCTTATGAAACTAAATATAATAAGTTTTTTAAAGAAATGCCTGAAGGTGCACGCGTAGAGTTATTTATAGGTGTACAAGATGGTAAAGGTAGTAATCCTCAGTTAGCAAGAGTTCATGCAATGATAAGAGAAATAGCTAATGAATTAGGGTATACTTTTGAAGAAGCAAAACTTCAAGTTAAAAGAAAAGCAGGTCTATGTTTTGTTAAAAATAATGTAGAGCATTGTAAATCTTTTGGTAAATGTGATAAAGAAGAATTAAATCTAGCTATACAAGCTTGTATAGAAATAGGAGACTTTGGTGGAATGCAATTAAGATAGTTACTTAACTATTTTTAATTTACTTTCTAAATCTTTTAATTTTTCTTGAATATCATTACCTTTAAATGCTTCTTTAGCTAATTCTTCAAATTCAGCTTTAGTGGCTGTAGTCTCTGTCTTAATTTCGAGATCTTGTTCTTTAGCTTTAAACTTAAAATTTTGTACTAAAGAAAATAAAACATATAAGTCAGCTTCCCATTCATCAAAAGATAACTTCACCTCTTCTTGAGGTACTTCATCTTTTGCATTTTGAACCATTTGTTCAAACTTTTTAAATATGTTACCAATATCATCAATTCTGTCACTTGACATAATTTTTCTAGTAATCATAGATTGTAATGCTGGAATATATGATGCGGACACACTAATATCTTTGACAGTAGCTTCTAATTTATAAGTAACATAAGTTTGTAATCTTTCTTTATTTTCTGACATAATAAAAATTTTAATAAACAAATATAGTAATAATATACTAAAAATGGAAATAGATATAAATAATTTAAGAGATAATATAAATAATAAATTAAGTGATAGTAACTGGGAACGTGTATTATCACCATATATAAATGGATTAAACTTTGATTATATTGTTAACTCATTAGCTGATGGTGTAAAAAAAGGTAGAAGATTTACACCAAAATTCAAAGATACATTTAATGCTTTTATAGAATGCCCATATGATGATTTAAAAGTAGTTATAGTTGGTCAAGATCCTTACCCACAACTTGGTGTAGCAGACGGAATAGCTTTTAGTTGTAGTAACAAAGGAAAAGCTGAAAAGTCATTACAATTTATACTTAAACAAACAATTGGTGATTTTACTGAAACAGGTAGAGTTATATATACACCAGAAGAATGTGATCTAAGACGTTGGTCTAATCAAGGTGTATTACTTATTAATACAGCGCTTACTGTAGAAATAAATAAAATAGGTTCACACTATGGTCTTTGGAAATCATTTACAGAATATTTGTTTGATACTTTAAATAGACATAACAAGAATTTAATATTTGTTTTAATGGGAAAAAAAGCTGAAGAATGGGCCCCTTTATTATCTAATATGAAAATTTATAAAGTAGCACATCCAGCATCTGCAGCTTATAAAGGTGGAGAATGGGATTGTAAAGATGTGTTTAATAAAGTAAATTTAGAGTTAGAAAAACAAGATAAAACTTGTATAGAATGGTAATAATAGTTACATTTGTGTAACTGAAATTTAATTTAAATGATTGATAACCAACTAGTTGAACAAAAAAATCTGATAAAAGACTTCAAGAGTAAATTTTATGCAGATTATGGAATAAACCTTCATGTGTTTATACCACCTAAAGAAGATAATAAGATAACATTAAATATTTTAGAAATAGTAACTTTAGCAGCATTCTATCGTGATTTTCCAGAATTATCATATATAGAGTCATTGCATAATAGGCTAAGAAAAAAAGAATATATAACATATGTACAAGCTTTTTCTTATTTAGCTTATAAATTAGGTTATAATAAAAACAGGATAGGGAGGTACTTAAACAGAACTCATGCAACAGTTATAAACTCATGTAGAAGAGTTGAGGATGGTATGGATACTAAAGATAAATTTACCTTAAGTGTTTATAATAGTATAATAAAAGAATTAGAAAATTATGTGGGAAATCTTCCAGAAAATATTAAAGGCAAAAATGACTCCAAACCAATTTCAAATTCTATTTGGGATCAAGCAAGGCGTCTCCTTGCCATACATAACTAAAGATGATGTACTTAGTTTAATTGATGAAGGGTATTTAGAAAAAAAAGATGCTAAATTTATTTTAACTTCTAGAGCCAAACTCTTTATTAATACTATGGATAATTACTTTATAAAAGCAAAAAAGAAAACTGATATATCATTAATGGGTAAAAACTTTATAGACAATATAAATGCTTATAGAGAAATATTTCCTGCTAAAAAATTACCTAGTGGTAAGCCAGCAAGAAATAATGTTAAGGCATTAAGTGATGCATTCAGATGGTTCTTTGAAACATATGATCATACATGGGATGATGTTATTAAAGCAACAAAAATGTATGTTAATGAGTATAGAGACAAGGAGTATATGTATATGCAAACAAGTCAATACTTTATATGTAAGCAAGATAAACATAGAGTAAAGCACTCTACTTTAGCAGACTATTGTGATATGACAATAGAAGGAATATCTACAGAAGATGAACACTTTAAAGAAAACGTAGTATGAGTAAAACTAAAGAATCATGGGCAGGTCAACATACTGCATTCAATGAAGCGCTTAAATATATGTTTAGAAGGTCAACAGGAGAAGAAAAATCAATCTATACTCCATGGCCTAAATTTAATGATGCAACTACCGATGGTTTAGAATGGAACACTTTAACTGTAATTGGTGGTAGACCTGGCTCAGGTAAAACATTAATTAAAGATCAGATAATTAGAGAATCATTCATGCTAAATCCAAATGATGAATTTAGAGTATTAGAATTTCAATTTGAAATGGTTGGAAGAACATCAGCAATAAGGGAATTTAGTTCTATAACAGGTAAAACTTATAAAGAACTATGTAGTGCTGGTAGTGTATTAACTAAAGATACTTTAAATAAATGTCATGAATATGCTAAAGAAAGAGTAAAATATCCGGTTGATATTATATCTACACCTATGACAGTAAACCAAATGCGTGATCAAATAGATCAGTATATGGTAAAACATCAAGGAACAAAGACAATAATTACTTTAGACCATAGCATGTTAGTTAAAAGAGCGCCGTATCAAAATAGTACATTAGATATGCTATTTGAATTAGGTGAATTCTTTACACAGTGTAAAAGGGACTATCCTTGTTTATTTATTTGTTTATCACAATTGAATAGGAATATAGATAACCCGGACAGGGCTATAGATGGTAAGTATGGTAATTATATTCTTGAGTCAGACATATTTGGATCAGATGCTATGTTACAGCATGCTGATACTTTAATAGGTATCAACAGGCCTGCAAAACAAAAGATTAGATTTTATGGTCCAGATAGATACATAATAGAAAATGATAGAACTTTGGTATTGCATTTCTTAAAAGCTAGAAATGGTGATGCAAGAATGTCATTCTTTAAAGCAAAGTTTGAACAAATGCAAATAGAAGAAATGCCTACACCGGGACAACAAGAAAGAAGATGATAAATACTAAAAATTTAAATAATAACAAAAAGATGGGACTAACACCACAACAAAGAAAAGAAAAAGTTGCGGCCCTTAGAGAAGAGCATGAAGATTACTTTCAAATAGAAGGTAAAATAGATGCACTATATATACCTAAGATGGCTTATAGACCTAAAGGTAAAGATGAGTTATATGTAAGCTTTTTTCCAAGTGAACTTGAAAAAGATGAAAACATATATACTGAATTTGTCAGTATAGATTATGATATTGAAGATCCAAAAAGAACATTATATTTACATAAATATAACCCTCATTGGAAAAATGAATATGAATTAATAACATCAAGCTCAGGATTTCAAAGACATCTTATACCAGTAAGTGAATTAAAAGTTATAAATGATGTTACTGATAGAAATAAATCAGATGTTATTTCTAATAATGATTTAAGAATAACGGAAGATATGAAATTTGATTTACCTAATCCAGATGCTAATCCATCAACTGATTTAGTAAATAAGTTAGAAGATATTAACCAATCAATAATAACATTAACAAAAGTAATCAATAAATTAATTAAATAAAATGGCACAAAGCGTATTAGTAATTGCAGATTCAGGTACAGGAAAGTCTACCTCAATCAGAACATTAAAACCAGAGGAGACTTTCATTATAAACATAGCAAATAAACCTTTACCTTTTAAGGGTTATAAGAGTAAGTATACTCAAATAACTAAAGATAATCCAAAAGGTAATTTAACATCAGCAGCAAGTGCTCCTGGTATTATTAAGGCTATGATGCATGTCAATGATAAAATGCCAAGCATTAAAACTATTGTTGTAGATGATTGGCAGTATATGAGTTCTTTTGAATATTTTGATAGAGCTAATGAAAAAGGTTATGATAAGTTTACACAGATTGCAGCTAACTTAGCTCAGGTTGCAAAGCTTCCTAAAGATTTAAGAGAAGACTTAACTGTAATCTTTTTGACACACTCTGAAGATTCCACTGATATAAACGGAAATAGAAAAATCAAAGCAAAAACAATTGGTAAAATGATTGATAATACATTAACTTTGGAAGGTCTATTTTCAATTGTACTATTTGGTAAAGTAAATAAAAATGATGATGGTGAACTTATATATGGTTTTGAAACACAAAACAATGGAGAGAACACATGTAAATCACCTATGGGTATGTTTGAAGAATTGTTTATTCCAAATGACCTACAATATGTAAAAGATTGTATTGAAGAATACAATAAATAAAAATTAATTAATTAAAAAAAGTAAATTATGTTAAGTACTAAAGACATGTCTGCAGGGTCAGGCGGAACAAAACCTGTAATTGAACCGGGTAATCAAGTAATCAAAATTAATTCAATATCATTTGATCAAACACCATATGATGCAGATGCATACAATATTGTTTTGCATGTTGAATCAGAGCCTATTGTAGGAGAGTTTAATGGTTTCTTGAAAGATATGAATAATCCAAATGGACCAAAATATGAAGGTCAAGTTGGTAGAGTAAGATTTAGTCCATATCCATATAAAGATGCTGTATTACAAAATGGTAATGAAATAAATAGAGATACAGAGGTATTAAAAGCCATGGTATATTTATCAGAAGTATTAGATAAACGTAAAGAACTTGATGAAATTCAAGCCAATACAATTGAAGACTTTATGGTAAAATGTAATCTTCTTTTGAGCAATACCGGATATATCAATGCTTGTTTGGGTGCACGTGAGTGGGAAAACAAAGATGGTTATACAAATAATGATTTATTTCTTCCTAAAAGATCCAAAAATGGTGCGCCACTGGAGGCATTAGATTTAGAAAATTCTAATCTATTAATATTTAATAGAAATGATGTTAATCATTTTAGACCAATAGTTAAAAATAATGCACCAAAAGCAGACAATTTTGAACCAGCAGTAGTGGCAGGTAGTGATTTTGATCTGTAATATTAATATAAGAAAGGGCTCAGTTAACGCTGGGCCTATTTCTTTTAATATATTAAGATCATGTTTAGCACAAGAAATTTAATTTTAGAAGAATCAGATATACCAAGTTATTGGGTATTTCAATACTATTTAGATCTTCCTGAACAGTTGACGGGACAAGACATTAAGATTAAGTCTATATTTAATCCTAATGAAAAAACTGCCAGCTTTTGCATATATGTTGATAAAACAATTATGCAGTATAAGTTTAAAGACTTTTCTACAGGTAAAGGTGGTAATAAAGCTGATTTAGTAAGATTACTTTTTAGTTTAGATTATCCTGCAGCAACCAGAAAAATGATAGATGATTACAATAACTTTATAAAGCAAGGTGGTAATATAGATATAGATTTCAAACCTGCGCCAAAATGGAAAATAGATTTTATCAAATATAAAACATGGACCGTTTTAGATCGTAAATATTGGTTGGATTATAGAATAGGCAAAACAATGCTTGAAACATATAATGTAAAACCAATAGATTACTTTACTATGAATATTGAAGAAGATGGTAAATTTAGATCATTGCAAGTGGGAGCAGGACTATGCTATGGTTATCTTGATAAACAGGGTGAAGTATATAAAATATATCAACCAAAAAGCAAATCACATAAGTTTCATAAAGTTAAAGATTATATACAAGGTATTGATCAATTAAAATACAATCAGCCATACTTGATAATATGCTCATCTCTTAAAGATGCAATGTGTTTGAAAGGTATGGGTTATAATATAGAAGTTGTAGCACCTGATTCAGAGAATACAATGATTAAACCACATATAATATCATTATTGAAGAAGAAGTATAAAAAAATAATAACACTTTTTGATAATGATCAAGCGGGTAGGCAAGCAATAGACAGATATGTAAATACATATAAAATACAAGGATGTACTCCTACTATATGTAAAGACGTATCTGATGCAATGAAGACCCATGGGTTTGATAAAGTTCATGCAATGCTAAGACCGCTATTAAAAGAAACATTAAAAAAGTAATTAAAATTTAAAAAGCAAATGGAAAAAATTAAAAAAGTACAAGAACATTTTAAATTTACATTGACAGATGAGTGGTCTAATGAATGTGATTTTTACATTTATGAAGAAACAACAGCTGATGGTTACTCAGTGTATATTGCTAGCAATAATACTGATGGTATTAACGTAAATGAAGATGTATATTATTATGATTCAGATTTAGAATACGCTTTAGTAGAGTTTATAACAGATGCTAAAGGAAAAAAAAGTATATATGTTGATGACATAGATTCAGATTTTGTTGAAAAAGCAATATCAGAACTATATAAACAAATAAATGAATAAATTATGAAATCAATAGGTTGGCTAATAGTAGCCGCAGTAATAATGATAGTTGGAAAAGCAATAGGTAAAAAGTTATGGCCTGAAGACTGGAATGATGAAATTTAATAATTATGGAAAATAAAAAATGGTGGATACCAGGCAATGTTCCGTCAAGTAAAAACGGAAGAAGATGGACCGGTAAATACTTTATAGCAAGTAAAGCTGTAATGAATTATAGAAAAGCTACTAAAGATATATACTTAGGTTATACCAAAGATTTTAAAGAAGCTTTAAAGAATTATGATTTACCAGTTAAAATATCTTTTGAATTTGTCAGAGGTAGTCGTCATAAGTTTGATTATTTAAATCCTGCACAAACAGTTCAAGATGATATGGTAAAATACGGTTGGATAGAAGATGATAATGCAGAGTTTATAATTCCAGCATTTGAACAGTATACATATGATAAAAAGAATCCAGGAGTATGGATAAAAATAATTACAAAATAATTACATTAAAAGAATTCTTTAGATTAAAGGAAATGTTTCAAGGCTTACCTGATGATCAGGAAATAGCTTGGGAAATTTATAAAAATACTTTTAAAGATGATGCAATTGATTTGTTAATGCATAAAGCTTTGATGTTTAAACATAGAAAAAAGTTTGCTGATGCAGTAACATTTACTGATACACCAATAGTAGGTAAACAAGAATTATATCTTTATGTACAAGAAGAAAAAATGCATTCTATTTATAAAAAAATACTAGATAAAATTATGAAAAATGATTAATATTCAGGATCAGGTTGCTAAAACAACCAAAACTTTAATATTTGCAGAGCCCTTTTACGGGCTCTTTTTAATTGGTATCAATAAACAATATAGTGAGCGTATTCCTACAGCAGGAGTAAGCAAACAAGGTATTGGTGTCCAATTGACAATAAACCCTGAGTTCTATAATGAACTTAGTGAAGATCATAGATTTGGATTAATTAAACATGAGCTTTTGCATATTGCATTTGGTCATCTTTTATTAAGAGATCTATATTCTGATCACAAGTTATTTAATATAGCTGCTGATTTAGAGATTAACCAGTACATACTGGAAAGTAAATTACCTAAAGGTGGTTTATTACTATCAAGTTTTCCAGAGCTAAATTTACCTCAAAGGGCAGGTACAAAAAAGTACTATGAACTATTACAGGAAGCTAAAGAAGATGGAACATCTCCTTCATTAGATAATCTTATGCAACAAATGAACGGTGAGTCACAGTATTGCCATAGTACATGGGATGAGTTTGATGAATTACCTGAAGCTGATAAAAAATTAATGCAAAAGCAAATTGAGCATCAATTAAAAGACGCGGCAGAAACTACAGAAAAAAGATGTGGTAATATACCAGGTGAATTAGCAGATTTAATTAGAAGATTGCTACATGTTGATCCTCCCAAGTTTGATTGGAAAGCTTATTTGAGAAGATTTATTGGTAACTCTAGTATAGTTTATACTAAAAAGCTGAGACGTAAGTATAATAAACGTTATGCTGCTAATCCAGGTCTTAAAATTAAATTCAAGAATCATATATGTGTTGGTGTTGACACAAGTGGATCTGTAAATAATGATGAACTAAAGGAATTCTTTAGTGAGCTTACGCATATGCATAAGACTGGTCATAAAATTACAGTTGTACAATGTGACACTAAAATAAATGATATTAAAGAATTCAGTCCAAAAAAAGATTGGGAAATACATGGTCGTGGTGGGACAAGCTTCCAACCAGTTATTGATCATTACAATGAGAATAAAGGGCGTTATACAGCTCTTATATATTTAACAGATGGTGAGGCTTATACTCCAGATAACTGTCCTAACAATACGTTGTGGGTCCACAGTTCAAACTGTAGTATAAATGAAGAGTTACCAGGAAAGAAAATTCAATTAAATTAATAAAAAAAAAATGGCACAAGTAAATTTAAATGTAACAGAATTAAAAGGGTTTGTTAATCACATAATTACTAATAATAGACATTTACAGGAAGAAGGTAAGAGTTCTGTATCAGTTGAAGTTGTTGGTGAATCAGGCATTGGTAAAACTTCTACCATAGTAGAACTCGCACAAGACAATAATTTAAAATTTGTAAAACTTAATCTTGCTCAAATAGAAGAGCTAGGTGACTTAGTTGGTTTTCCTGTACGTCAGTTTCAGATGTATAAAGAAAAAGCAGTACCAGTTAAGAAAGTAGATGATTTATCTATGGTTACTGCAGCTCAAAGAGCAGCAGGATCAAGTTTAGCAAATATGCAAACCACTACAACTAAAAAAGTTGGAATGTGGGTTGATGAACTTGCCGTGCAAGAGTATTTAAAGAATGGATACAAAATGACAGGTAAGAACAGAATGTCTTATTGTGCTCCTGAATGGATTGCTGATGCAAAAGCTGGTGGTATTTTATTACTAGATGACTGGAACCGTGCAGATACAAGGTTTATTCAAGCGGTTATGGAATTAATTGACCGTCAAACCTATATTTCATGGACACTACCAAAAGATTGGCATATAATTTTAACTGCAAATCCAGATAATGGTGACTATATGGTTAATAGTATTGACTCAGCACAAAAGACCAGATATGTAACTGCAAACCTAAAGTTTGATGTTAATGTATGGGCTCAATGGGCAGAATCTGCTAATATTGATTCAAGATGTATCAACTTTTTGCTACTACATCCAGAGTTAGTAACTCAAGAAACAAATGCTAGATCCATAACAACATTCTTTAATGCAATATCAAGCTTTGATAATTTTGAGGATAACCTTAGTATGATTCAAATGATTGGTGAAGGTAGTGTTGGTGATGCTTTTGCATCTATGTTTACTACATTTATTAATAATAAGCTTGATAAGCTTGTAACACCAAAAGATCTATTACTTCATGACAATGAACAATATATTCTTAATGAATTAAGATCTTGTATTGGTAAAGATGACACTTATCGTGCAGATATTGCATCTACATTAGCAACAAGACTTGGAAACTTTTCGGTTGTATATTCTAAAGAAAATACAGTAACTCAAAAGATAACAGATAGACTTAAATCGCTATGTACAAAGGATTATTTTACAAATGATCTCAAGTATTTAATTGTACGTACAATATTTAATGGTAATAAAAAGAAGTTTAATAAATTAATGATGATACCAGAGATCGTCACAATGACAATGAAATAAAATGGCAAATAAATCAGTACATCAATTTTATGATGCTAATGCTATGACTCATTTTGATTTAGCAGGGGACCCTATATATGGGGTCCTTGCTGGATCTGTAATAGAACAAGTATTAGTTACAGAAGATAAAACAACTTATAATAACATACAAGATATATTAGAATCATCTAAAGAAACAGATTCAACTTTTGTTAATAAAAAGAAAGCATTTGTATTACCAGGTGCAGATGTATCTTTAGATAAAATTAAAGCTGCATTAAGAGAACATAAAATAACATTAACAAATGATTATACTGAAGCAGACTTAATTGTTACTCATGATAATATAAGTCAACGTTGTGAGCATTCAGAAAATATACCATCAACAAAAATGATGGTTAGACTTTGGAATTATGAAACAACAAGTGGATGTAGTAGTTCTACAACGTCTATTAATTCTTTGATTACAAATTCCGTTCAAGATGTAATTGTAACTAAAAAAATTACAGACTCAATGAGGTATTATAGTCTTAATATAGAAGATAGTTTGTATGATAAATGGTTAATTACAGGTTTAGCAGTAAACATTGCTTATTTGATTGATACCGGTGCTATTACAACAGTTGATTGTGAAACTGTTCTGCATGCATCAGCATCAAAAATGGAATTAACAGAAGAATTAGTAGAACAAATAAAGTCTATGGTTAATGCTGGTGGTGATGATAAAGAAATGGCCGCATCAATTATACCAAATATAGATTATACTAAAAATCATCATTTACTTTGGCAGTTAAGTCAAGATTGTAATGCAATTACATATGATTTTAATAGAAATAAAGACATACAATATTGGTTGGATAAATCTAATTTTGGAGATCTTTATCATAAAAATGCTTATGATATGATACAATGGTTAGAAGAAAAAGATTTATTAACTAAAGCATCTTTTAGATATCTAGAGCCTACTTGTAGAAGAGCAATACATATTGCTAACAGAGAGTTATATGTTTTTCAAGTGTCAGTTAAAAAAGAATATAAAAAATATTTAGTATGAAAACATTTTATCAAATAAATTATAACATGGATCTTATTCAATGTGATTCTAAAGCAAATCCAATTGCTAATAAAGGTGCAATTGAACTTAGTGTAAGAAAAAATGAATACTTTATGGGTTTTAGTAATTCATGGGAACTTGGTAAAACAGATATAGAAAATCTAAATATACCTGATATAAAACCGGGTAAAACCTTTTCTATTAAGGATAAGACTGTGTATAGATTTCCTAATTTAAGTTTACCTAGACAAAAAGTAGATTTACTTAAAGAAAAAGAAAATATAAAAGTGGTGAGAGATCCAGATAAAGCAGATATACATGTAATATCTTATAAATTTTTAAGAAATCTATTTGATTTTAGATGGGAAAATCATGTTGTTTCTTTTGTTGACTTTTTTAATATTATAAAATTAGGAGTAGAGGAAGGTTTATTTAGTCAAGAGTGTACAGATTATTTAAAATTAATGATTAAAAATGCTGATAAAGACTCTTATGTTGCACTAAAAAAAAATTATTACTATAGTAGTAGCCCTCATATAAAACAGTGGGATGATAAATTTTATGATATAGTTAATAAGTATAAAAATGATTATACTAAAGTAATAGTTATTGAAGAAAAGAATAAAAAAGTATATGAAAATTTTCTAAGTAGCAATGCTGAGATTGTATATGATACTGATATATTAGATATTATAGACTCTGAGTTGGCAGTGTTGAAAGATGACCAATATGATAATATTATAGCTATGATAAAAAGTAGTGATAGAGATAATAGAACATTGGGTGTAGAGATGCTAGCTAACTGCAATATAGAAAAGTCTTTTAATATTGTATCAGATTTATACTGGTGGCATTATGATTTTATCAAAGACACAAATAATTGGAATTCTGTAAATGTAAAGTCTTTACGTAATAGAATGAAAAGTTATGAAGGTGGTCATAATACTAGTAATATTTATTCTTTTAACGCTTATTTAAATCAATTAGCTAAAGATGGAAAATTAACAAGATTTGCAGTAGATAAAACTAGAGAAAAATTATATAAAACTTTAATATCAAGTATTTGTGGTGACACAAGTCAAGTTTTTAAAATTGATTTAGAAAATTTGTATATTGCAGATGAATTAGAAAATATGATAAATGAATAGAGATCATAAAAAAGAAGAAGAGTTTTATGCTAAAGAGAATTTTTTCTTTAGCTACTCTTCTTTAAACAAATTATTATTTTCACCGTCCCTGTTTTACAAGGACTATATATTATTAGACAAAGAGGTTAAAACAGATAAACACCTTATAGAAGGTAAAGCTATACATTGTTTATTATTTGAACCTGATAATTTTAATACTAAATTTAATGTTGTTCCTGGTAAATCACCATCTGACAGTGTTAGAAAAGTACTTAAAAATATGTCTTTTCATACAGATGCAAAAAAACTAAATGATGTAGAAGATTTTATTGTGCTTGATTCATTAAAAGAGATGAATCTATATCAATCTCTTAAGGCAGATGAGGCAAGAATAGCTAAGGTCATAAATGAAGATAATGAACCTTATTGGAAATTCTTATCTAATCCTTCAGTAGATGTAATAGATCAAGATACATTACAAAAATGTAAAGACAGCGTTGATCAATTAAAAAGCAATGCAAATGTTATGTCTTTATTTGAAAACAATCAAACAGATTTTGATTTAGATCCTATAGAAAGTTATGCTGAGCAATATTTAGTATCTGAACTAGAAGGTTACCCTTTTGGTCTTCATGGTTATGTTGATCATTATGTTATAGATCATGAAAACAAGGTGGTTACAATTTGCGACCTTAAAACAACAGGTAAAACTGTAGCAGACTTTAGAGATACAGTTGACTTCTATAATTATTGGTTACAAGCAGCTATATATAGCAAGCTTGTATATGATTCTTTAGGGGAAAATGCAGATGAGTATAAAATTGTTTTTAAATTTGTAGTAATAGATGTTTATAAACAAGTTTATGTATTTGAAGTATCAGATGAATCATTGTCTGCTTGGGCATCTGGATTATCAGGAGCTTTGAAGACAGCAAAACATCATTATGATACCAGAAATTACACTCTTCCCTATGAATTCTTAGTAAATAAGATTAAATTATAGTATGGCTGTTTATACAGATTATTTTCAAAAGAGTAAAGTTTTCTTATATCCTTTATTAAAGATTAGGAAAGGTGTAACACATGTTCCCGTGCAAACTTATATTGCATGGGAGAATGTGTTTACTCTCAATGATAATAAATTCTTGTGTGAGTATAAAACAAAAATGAATTCTAATTTTCAAAAATTTGCTATTAATTATCTTCAAAATCATGAATTATTTGAAGACTACATTAAGTTAGATGACAATAGACATTTGTTTATATTTAATTATAAATCTTTAAGTTATGATTTTAAAAATTTTATAAAGGGTTCATACTCAAAGATTTCGTTTAATAGTAAAATTAATATAGTAGACTTTTTTCAATCACAAGAAAAGATTTCATTATACATACAAGGATTTTTATCTCCAGATACAGTTCATGAGAAATATGCTGAACAATTAGCAGTGGATGTAGATTTAATAAAAAACATATATGAAGTATGTGATCCACCAAATTTAGAAAAGGAAACTTTGCTTGATAATAGTTATATAATTTATAAATTATTAAAAAAAAATTCCATATCTTTGACTAAATAAAAAATAAAATCAATGACACAAGTAGGACAAAATATGATGCTGGTAAACTCAGCATTTAGAAATGCAAAATCATTTACACTTATTCCTGTGAGTAATGACTCACCATATGTAGAAGCTATGTTTGACCCATCATCAGGCGTATTAGCAGTTATCAGTAAGGTTATGAAACAATCATATCACATGGTACCAAAATTAGATGATACAGGTCAACCTGTAAGATTAAAAGCACCAAATCAACAAACTGGTAAAACACATAAAGAAGAAAGAAGACTTGTTGATACATTCTCTGAATTTTATCTTCAAGATAAAAATGATATTGAACTATTTATTAATATGTTTGCAATAAATGCAGAGCAATTTGATTACAATTCATTTTTAAATGTTGATATAAATGAAACTAAAAAATCTAATCTTATATTACCTGGTCAATAGTTCTTCTTACTTAAATTGACTAACCTAGAAGTTCTTCTTACTTAATCTAGTTAAGAAAAAGCTCATTGATTTGGGCTTTTTTTGGCGCTAATAAATAATAATATGGCTGAATTGACCGCTGAGGAATCTCTTGAAATAAATATATTGTTTGCATTAAATAAATGCATGGCTGAAACTGCACATGGATTGCAATTTCTACATAAACACAAAATTAAATATAGAGCTAAACAAGTAATTGATGCTGTTAATAGATATGATAAAGAGATTAATACCTCTTTGGACACAGATCAATTAAAAGCTGTGGAAAGCATCTATGACTGCATTATGGATCTATTAGTTGAAGCAAAACTTACTGCAATTAAAAATTACGAAAATGATAGAAACATTAGATCAAATGAAGAAAAGAATGATAATAAAAGCATTGAAAAAACATAAAAATCTTGAAAATGCTGCTGAAGCTTTAGGTGTTACATCTAAAACTTTATATAATTATAGAATTGATTTTGGTCTTCATAATGTAAAATATAATAAAAAAGAAAAGATATGAAACATTGGGTAATGGATTATGAAACATTAAAAAATTGTTTTACTGGTGTATTTGAAAATTATAAGACTACTGAGACTAAAGTTTTTGTTGTGCATGATCTACGTAATGATATAAATACTTTTGTTAGTTTTTTACAGGATAACATATTAAATAAAGAATGGCATATATCTTATAACGGATTAGCATTTGATGGTCAAGTTACTCACTTTATACTAGATAATCATCAAGATTGGTCAAATTTAAGTGGTTGTGATATTGCTAACATTATTTATAAATATGCCCAGAGTTGTATTAAAAAATCTAATAATAAAGAATTCAGTGACTATCCACAATGGAAAATGAAGATTGGTCAAATAGATGTTTTTAAATTACATCATTGGGACAATCCTGCCAAACGCTCCAGCTTAAAATGGATACAATACAGTATGGATTGGGAAAACATTATTGATATGCCAATACACCATGAGACTGAAATTACTACACAAGAGCAAATTGATACTATTCTTGAGTATTGTATTAATGATGTTAGGTCAACAAAAGAAATATATAACAGATCAAAATCACAAATAGGATTAAGAAAAGAACTTACAGAAACATATGGTATAAACATGTTTAGTGCTTCCGAACCAAGAATCAGTAAAGAAATATTTGGCTATTATTTATCTCAAAATTTAAATATTCCTAAAAGAGATTTAAAGAAAATGAGAACACATAGAGATTCAATTAAAGTGTCAGATATAATTTTACCATATGTATCTTTTATCTCTGATGAGTTTAAATCTTTACATAATAGATTTAAGACACTAGAAATTGATGCAACAAAACTTAAAGGTGGTTTCAAATATAGTGTAAACTATAAAGGTGTTAAAACAGATTTTGGATTAGGTGGTGCACATGGTGCTGCAAAAAAAGCAGTGTATGAATCAAATGATGATATGATAATTATGTCTTCAGATGTAACATCATTTTATCCAAATTTAGCCATTAAAAATAAATGGTCACCTGGACACTTTCCAAAAGAAGAGTTTTGTAATCAGTATGAGTGGTTCTTTGAGGAGCGTAAGAAGATTCCTAAGAGCAATCCAATGAATTATGTATATAAGATTATACTTAATTCAACTTTTGGTCTTAGCAATGATGTAAATAGTTTCTTTTATGATCCTGAATTATGTATGAGGATAACCATTAATGGTCAACTTTCTCTAATGATGCTTTATGAGCAGGTTATGGAAAGAATACCAGGTGCTGTAGCATTGCTTCAGAATACAGATGGTATAGAAACTATGATACCAAGAGAGTATTATGATGACTATTTAGGTATATGTAAACAATGGGAAGAAATAACTAATTTACAATTAGAACATGATGAGTATCAGAAACTTGTTTTAGCTGATGTAAATAATTATATAGGCGTAAATAATTTTAAAGAAGTAGATATTACTAAATGGAGAGAAATAAAACAATCTGAGCCACACTATTTATTCAAAGTAAATAATGATAAGTTTAGTTATGCTCCTGTAAAATTAAAGGGACGCTTTGATTTTCATAATCTACAATTACATAAAAACAAATCAAAGTTAGTTATCCCAAAAGCTATCTATTCATACTTCGTTAAAGATGTATTACCTGAAGATTATTTAGAAACAAATAAAAATATTCTTGATTATTGTATAGGTGGTAAATCTAAAGGTGATTGGAAACAAGTAGCAAAATCAATAAAAGACGGAGTTTATAATGAAAAAGATCTGCAAAAGATAAATAGATATTATATTTCTAAATCTGGTGTAAAAATTATTAAACTTAATAAAAATGATGGCAGGGAAATACAGCTAGAAGCCGGGAAATGGTTACAAACTGTATATAATGATATGAAAGTAGAGCCAAAATGGGAAAACTATGGCATCAATAAAGTTTATTATTTAGAAGCAATTGAAAAAGAAATAAATAGCATATTAACAGTATCGTCAAATCAATTAAAATTATTTTAAAAATATGGATTATTTTGAATTAGAATGCGCAGTTGAAAGCTGGGCACAAGAAAAAGGAATCTTGGATAAAGCCACACCAATGGCCCAAGCTCTTAAAACTTTAGAAGAAACAACAGAACTTTGCACGGCTATTAATAGTAATGACCGTGCAGAGATTATTGATGCTATGGGTGATATTATGGTCACACTGATTATTCAAGCTAAAATGCAAGGACTTAAATTAGAAGAATGCCTTGAATCAGCTTATAATGTAATTAGCAAACGTACAGGCAAGATGGTTAACGGACAATTTGTAAAAGATATTGAAGTGAAAGATATAGATATTATATCTGGTACTGAATCTGCATATATTAAAAATGAGTTATAGACCATTACCTGAAGGTCTTACTATAAAAGATTCTTCAGTACACGGTTTGGGTTTATTTGCAACACAAGATATTGTTAAAGGTGTTGAACTTGGAATAACTCATGTGTACAATGATAAGTTTGAAAATGACTATATAAGAACTCCATTGGGCGGATTTATTAATCACAGTAATGAGCCCAATGCTAAATTAATATCTACAGGTGATTTAATGCGTTTAACTACAATAAAATTTATTAAAAAAGGAGATGAGCTCTTTACTAAATATCAATTATATGGAATTATATAAAGTACCTAGAAATAGTAGAATTAAAGTAGTAACTGAGGATAAGGTACCGCCAGGTGCTCCTCAGATTACTGAAGGAGAAGAGCTTAATTTTAGATCCATAGACGGAATGTATAGCTATTGCACCAGAGACAATGGTGAAGTAGTACATTTAGTAGCATGGGCTGAAGTAGAAGTAATAGATGATAAAAACACAGAAGACTAAAACTCTTGTTACTAAAGACAATAATAACAGTGCTAACTGCATAGCTCCCAATATAATCTATGGATGTTTTGGGGGTTGTGTAGATACTTATTGTTATATGTCTAGATACAATGGTAATAGAGTTTATGTCAACACAAATGTTGATGAGATATTTCAGTCTGTTGTTGATTGGGAAAAAGGTTACTATAAGGAACCTGATCAACAGGACCCTATATATACTATGGTAGATGTTGCTTGTAATTCAGATCTTGTATTAATGCAGAAACATATGCCAGAACCCTTGATTAAATATCTTAAACGTTATGATGATCACGCGCAGTTAAATAGTACAATGGCCACTAAGTATCCTGGGTTATTAAAACTAGATGTAAATCACTTTAATAAACCACCACGGGTACGTGTAAGCCTTATGCCTCAGAAGTATTCTAATATATTAGAACCTAAGATGCAAAAAATAGCTAGCCGCATAAAAGATATTAATCGTCTTAAAGGCTTGGGATGGGAAGTACATTGTAATTACAGTCCTCTAGTATTTTATCCCGGATGGAAAGAAGAGTATAATAATCTTTTCTCTATGGTGAAGGATAATGCCGGTATTAATAAATGTGAGGTAATTGCATTAACTAATCATAAAAATCAAATGGCTAAAGCTTCACCAGAAGCTAGAGAACTTATGAGACGTTCTTATGAAGTTAAGAATCAATCAGGAGTTATGAGATATCCTTTAGAACATAAAGGAAGATTACTTGATGAATTCAAAGAAATATATAGTAAATACTTTCCTTTGGACACAATAAGGTATATATTTTAATACTAATAATATATAATATGATAACAATTATTGAATGGAATACCAGACAACAATTTGAATCAAAGAAGTTGGCATCTGAATATTTCAAAATACCTATTAATTTAGTAAATAGAAGTATAAAATCAAATGAAAATGTAACATGTAAAAATAATAAAACATACAAATTCTCAGAGTCTTGGTCGCAAGGTGGCCCAACAAGAATACTAAAAACACCACGTAGTAATACAATGCCTTTTGGGAAACATAAGGGTAAAAATCCTATGGATATACCTTTAGGATATCTTATGTGGATGTATAAGCAAAAAAATTGTCCATGGTGTGTTCGTAAAGCACTAAGAGAATTAAAAGAATTAGTTAAATAATTTTTGTTGACTCAGTTAAATTAATTATATTTACACATTAAAAGTTTATAATATGGGATATACAAAACCAACAGAAGTAACTAGATCATATCTAGAGACTGCTGCTTTACCTAATCATGGTAAATCTTACACAGTTGTTTCACATAAAGAAGTGATAGACAACACATTGAATCTACTTCAAGCAAGCGGATTCTCCATAACAAATGAAACATATAGGTCTAATATGAGAGCTAATGTTGCACAGGGTATTTATTATTTAAAACCCATTAATCCAGTTGATAAAACCATAATTGAAGAAGAGGAACTTGGAATGATGTTTTCCTGGACAAACTCTTATGACAAAAGCACAAGGTTTCAATGTGCAATTGGTGCATATGTTAAAGTATGTTCAAACGGAATGATTGCCGGTGATATGATGAACTATTCAAGAAAACATACTGGTTCAGCAAACATGGATATCAGAAATCAAATTTCAAGTCAAATTAAGAATGCAGAAAAATACTATGCACGCATAATAAAAGATAAAGATGCCTTAAAAACTATAAGCATGTGTACTAAAACACAATCTGAACTAGTGGGACGTTTATTTATTGATGAAGACATGTTAGATAGTCAACAAGTATCTTGCATTAAAAAAGAGATGGATAAACCATCATATGATTATAGTGTTGCTAATGATAGCGCTTGGGCATTTTATAACCATGTTACGCATGCATTAAAAAAAGCACACCCGCGGGATTGGTTAATTGATCAACAAAATTTTCATGATTTTGTCACGGCTGAGTGTTTTAATAACAAAATAAATAATGTTAATAATTTATTTCATTCATATGAATTAAATTCTGATAATACTGAACTAAATATTAATAAAACTGATACAGACTTAGCTATAGAAATAGATGAGGATATTACAGAAAAAATGTTAGTTCAGGATATATATATGGGTAAATAAATATGATTTGGTGTCTAGTTATTTTTGGAATAATATTTTGTTTTTATATGACACACAATAATAATATGGACAACTTTTAGTCCGGGAGATATAAACCAACAGGGGGATAAGTTTTTGCATTCTTATTCCCCTTCTCCTATTAAAAAATTAAATATGAACGCAAAAGACAGAAAAGAAAGACCAGTATTTACTGGTGTTATAAAATATTTTCCTAAAGCACTTATGGAAATAGCAAGAGTTTCGCTACAAGGTAATAAACAACACCACCCTGATAAACCTTTACATTGGGATCGTAATAAATCAAAAGATGATTATGATGCACTTGCTAGACATCTTATAGATGCAGGCACTATAGATGATGATGGAATTCGTCACACAGCAAAAGTAGCATGGCGTGCACTCGCATGCTTAGAAAAAGAATTGGAAAATGAAAATAAGAAAGGGACAATACATTGAACAAACATCATTCGGTATTACATATGCATACTATCATGATCGGTATAAAGCATTGATATTTGAATTTGGTATATGGTATGTTGAATTAATATTTAAAGATTATGAAATGGAGAGTTAAAAGATTTTTTTATAAAATAAAACGTGTAATAGACTTTATACCTATTATATGGAAAGGATATGATTTTGATTATTATTCATCTATAGAACTTTTTAAATATCAGCTAAAGCGAACAGCTGAATACCTAGAATCAGATAAAGCTCATACATTAGAAGCTAAAACAAATGCTGCTAAAATATGGACTGCTGTTGAATTGATAGAGAAAGTATATGATGAAGAGTATGGTACGGAGTATATAGATATCATTGAGAAACTTTATGGTAAAACTCACTATGATTTTGTTGAGTTAGAAGACAAAGATGAAAAAGGTGATCCATTTTATGAAATGAAAATATGGAATGATTTCGCAGTAGATGAAACTCATCAGAAAGTAATTGATGAAGTAAGACATCAAATGTTCTTATTGGGTAAAGATAAACAAAAACGTGCTCATAAATTACTTTGGTCGTATATTGAACACAACATTCAAAATTGGTGGGATTAATGTAAAATTTAGATATATGATACCAGGAGTACAACCTAAATTACTATTAAATTTAGATACAGAAGAACCTAAATATAGGTTAATTCGAGAAAGAGATAAGCTAGTAAAAGAATCAGCTAGAGTATTATGGTTGGAATGGAATGAAGATGATACATTTAAAGATAAATTTGAAGAACCAGCTATTGGTCGTTCATTAATTATGTCTCCCTTTAATAATTTCTTTACTTGGCAGACTACTACTATAACAGAGATTATAGAACAACGTGAAGATTATATTAAGTTTAAGACAGAGAATAGTAACTACGAATTATTTAAGATATGAAAACACCAATGCTTGGTACTAAAATTGTTTTAGCTTGGTACTTTTTTAATAAAAACCCAATAAAATAAGGTGTTTTACTTGGTACGTTTTACACCCGCAAGGTATGATAACTCATTCGTTAACCAATATTACATATGAATTACTAATAGATAATAATTTAGATTTAGATATATGAAAAGAAAATGTAACGTTTGTAAACAGAAACGTTCTGAGTGGATGTTTAAAACTGATGAAAAAAAGACATGTCGTAAGTGTGAATACAGATGGTGGCGTAATATTCTTAAAATGATGGTTCGTGATAGAAAACTAACACCTATTGAAAGAATGGCTACTAGATTAGGTTATATGGGTGTAGGTTTTCTTATAGCAGGTCAGTGGACCCTTAACCCTATATTATACATGATGGGATTCTCTTGTGTACTTATACAAGTTACAACAAGAAGACAGTGGAACCTAGTACTATTACAGCTAAACGGGCTAATAGCTTGGACAATCCACTTCTTTACAAGTTAAGATATCTCAGAAATTTATAGTATCTATGGTAAATTATAGGGTGCCATTACAGCACCCTATATTTTTAGGTTAAAGTTGTAAATCCACTATCATTTAACTTAGCAAGAACTACACTTCTATAATACCCTGCTGTAGTATTATTTGCAGCAATACCACTTCCATAGTCTGTGTCTCCTGTTTGTCCTGCATATTGTATTCTTGTAGGAGAACCGGATGATTGAGCTGTTAATAAATCAGCATCAGTCCAAGTGCCTCCAAATTGTGAGTTAGGACTTATACCATTTTGTAATCCTTGACCGATCTGTCTATAAAGGGTATTATCAGCAACACTAAACCAAATACCCCTATAAATTTGATTACTACCAGCATTAGTTTCTGATGTTGTTATAAATTGTTGTACTTCCGCTACATCATTGGCAACTCTTAAACCATTACCTGAAGTAGGATCAGTAAATAAATTTCCTGGAGTGGGTGGATTACCAGGATTGTAATACCAGTTATCTGATTCATCACCCCATGCCATTACTACAACTGTAGAAGCATTTTCAAAAAGCTGTCCTGCACCTCTATTAATTGGGTTACCTAAGTTAGCCAAGTATTGTATTTGTCTTTCTCCATTACCTTCAGCATTATAATTATCCCATCCAAATTTTACGTGAGTATCATATCTGTTAGCACCATTTGTAGCTGGGTCTGTATTAAAATCTGGTGTTCCTTCTACTCCACCTGTTGCATAAAAATCTTGAAGTAAGTTTCTAAATGTACTTATATCATTATAATCAGCAGTTTTTTGAGCAGCTGTTCTAGCAAAAGTAATTATATCACCAACACTAGTTGTATGATTATTGCTTAAGGTTAATAGTGTGCCTGTTGCATTTACAATTGTTGTTCCTGCAGGTATACCGGTACCAGAAACAGTCATACCAACTACAAGAAGTTCATAACCATTAAATGCATCTCCTGATGGGTCATCTACATACATACCTACATCATTTGAAACACCTGGATTAAGTCGTAAGGCAGTTGTTCCAGAACCACTTCCATCAGATTTAGCAACCACAGTAGCTGTACTAGAAATTGCTGAAAGAATTACACCTGTAGTATCCATTGATCCAGAACCATCAAACCAAGTCACAAAGTATGTATCATTATCTACTGCTAACCCTCCAATTTCAAAAGACTGTGAACTAGTGCTTGTTCCATCACTAACATTTAGTTGAACTGAAAATGTACCGCCCGTAGCAGGAAAAGTTCCAGAAAGTGTTCCGGTACAATCACCATTATTGGTAAACGTTAACCATGAAGGTATAGTTTGAGATGGGAAAGTTAAACTTGCACATGGAGTGTCTGCATCAGCTACTGTCCAATTGTAAGTCCATGTATCACCACCTGTTAGATTTGGGTAAGTATTTGCAGTTACAGGATCAATAGATGTCCATACTGGAGCATCATCTACAGCATTAATTGTAATTGTAAAAGTATATTGATTACTAGTACAATACCCATCTGTAGCTTCCCATGTAATAACATCTGTACCAAAGTAATTAGTATTGGGTGTATATGTAAAAGCTCCTGTGCTAGGGTCAGTAAGAGTTACCGTACCATTTGAAGGACCGCTTACAATTGAATATGTTAATCCATATCCACCATATCCATCATCAATACCATTAAATGATCCACTAAATGATGTATCTTCATTAATAGTGGTTGAACCATTTGAACCTGTAGGACATGTATTATTAGAATATATCTTGCAACATGCATCCCAGTTTAGTTGATTATTTAGAGAACCAGGATCAGCATACATCTCTGCTTTAAATTTAATTTTTTCACCAAATAAAAGAGTTGAGGTCTGATATCCATTATTAACAGCACCCGTCCACCCAACATCTATACTTGCTTGATTCCATGAACTAAAATTAGAGACTGCTCTACCTCCAGGACCTGGATACTGCCATGATGGGAACTGAATAACGTTATCAGCTAATAATGTACCTGTTTTAGTATTCTCTGCAATTACTACAACTCTATCTCCATCAACAAGCCAATCCATATCTTTAATATTTTTGACTGCAGTTGTTGTGTCATCAAGCTTTACATATGCATTAAAGTTACCATCGGTTGATGCCCAACCATCAGGTAACATGTCTAATGTATCAAAGCCAACTTGTGGTTTAATACTAGATGCATCTCTAAATTTAATTAAATTATCATTTGCTACATCTCTTACAAGAACTTGAACAAGCGTATCATCTTGAGCAAGTGTATCTAATTTTGTTGTTCCGTTGACCTCAACATTACCTTCAAGAAAAGTATTAGTTTCTACATGTAAATCACCTTCTACTATAGCTTCACCTTCAATTGTAACTTTAGTAGCTGGAGTAGTAGAGTTACCATCTTGAATTAATATAGAGCATCCCAGTGTATTTGAATCTGGTGTCCATAGTGGTAGTCTATAAACATCACATGCCTCACCTACAATTGCTGCAGGATTATCCTGCCAAGAAAATGTAGTACCATCAGAAATAAGAATCTGATCAACTGTGCCAATTGGTAATTCTACTTTATAGTTTGTAGGATCTCCTTGCCATAGTGATCCATATGTTAATGCTTCAACAAGATCATCATCTTGCCATTTTACTCTACCATCTGCTAAACCAACAAGAATTTTATTTAATCCACCAACAGATCCTAGTGAATCATAAACAGGGCCTTCTAATTTAAGATTAGAGTTTATAGTTGTGGTGTGTGTTGGTACACCTGCTGGTACATCTGTACCATGAATAACATTTACATTAGCCGTAAAGGTTGTACCATCCATTGTAAAGTTTGCATCATCTTCCAGCTCACCATCAACTCCTACTATAACAATTCTATCATTAGTAAGGTCTTCAACATTAGCACTAGCAAGAGTAGCTTGATCATCAACATCCAAAGTTCCAATAATCTGAGTATTACCTGTATTTACTTGAACGGTAAAATTACCCTGACCAATATTAAATTCTATTCCATCAAATGTTAAATTGGCATCATCCTCAAGTTCACCATTAGGCCCTACAATAACTATACGATCTTCTGTAAGGTCTAATATATTTGCTGAACCAGCTGTTAGTTGTAAATTTATATTAGCATTTTGGTCTACTTGTAAATCTCCTTCTATAACAGTGTCTCCAGCAATATTAATAATAGTACCCAGATCATTCTGAGAAATAATTGTTTTAGTAATAGTTGCTGTATTACAATCACCTTGAAAAACAGGATCTGTCCACATTGTAATGTAACGTTCTTGAGTGCCGGTAGGGTCTTGTCTAACCATTCCCTCTTCTGTAGCACACTTGAAGTCTCCCCATTTAATAACAAATGGCTCCATAGTTGGATTATATGTAGATCCTGTATTTAAAGAACTATTCCTATACAACTTACCAAACTCAAAATGATCTTTGATCTTATCAAGTTTAATTTTCTTTTTATTTCTATTTAAAAGTCCTAATACTTCTTGTGTATATACACTCATGATTTAATTATTTATAAATACAAAGCCGCAACCAATATATTTGTTTGAGTTGAACATGTTATTGTTATATTACCATCAGTACTGCTAAATGCAGCAATTTCAAAAGGTCCCAAAAAACCTTCTTCACCAGCTGCTAAATTTAATACTGCATTTTCTTTAACTAATTGACCTAATGAAGGATCTTGATATGTAGTAACATAAGGCACTAATGTTGCAGTCATTGCAACTGTACCATTGTTTTGCACATGAAAAAACTCTTTACCTGTATTGGCTAATTGATCACCAGTTACACTCGGAGTAACATATGTTGGTTCTAAACCAGCTTGTGATATTTGTTGAGCTGTTAATTGTGCCATAATTTTTAACTATTTCTAAATCCTTTTTTAAAAGCTGCTGATTGAACAGGTTCAGGTGATCTTGTAGAATCCATATCACATTTAATACCTGATTTAGCTATTCTTTGTCTTTTAGCAACTTTTTTTGCATTTCTTTTCATTAGAGTTTTTGAATATACTGATGTAGGATCAAAATATCCATTCTCTATTTTTCCTGTTCCTTCCGGGAATGATATTTTTTTTGCCATGGTTATTTCTTTTTCATTTTCATTGATCCACCATATCCCATAGTACTTGGGTCAAGGACATCTCCGCCATTCATATAGCCCATTAGTCCTCCACCTTTAGCCATTTGATTCATACGTGCTTTATTCGGTGTAATGTCACCATCACCAGCTCCATAAGTACTTCCACCTTTTCTATACATTGTTTTTTTCATAATTTCTATTTTTTAATTGTTGTATACTTTTCAAATCCGCGTGAGCCAAAATAAGCCACATAAATTGTAACCAATAAAGTCTTTAATAATTCTACCCAACTTTCATCTATATCAAATGCAATATCTAATGAATCAAGTACAATGTATAAAGAAGTGATAATTGTTAAATAGACCAGTGTCAATGGTCTTGTATTTTTACTTAACCAAGAATCTGATTTCATATCACTATCCCAACGTTTTGTGACTTCTTGCATTTCAATCATATCTAATTCAAGAAGTTTCATAGCTTTTTCTTTATCTTCAGGCTTTAATGTAGGATCTTTATCAATAAGATTCTTTACTATACCTAAAACACCTGAATTAGGTAATAGATCTCCAACTGTATCTACAATACCTGAACCAGCCCCTAACAAAAATTTCCCAACTTTTGTATCTTTAAATTTTTTCTTTTGCTTTTCCATTATACTTGGGTTGTTGTTAAGTTGCCTGAAATATCTACGCCTAATTGCCATACTTGTCCATTTGGGTCTGTTAACCTTAATGCTGTTGCTGGACCTATTGTAATATCACTTGCAGTAGAAGTTAATTCTATACCTGATGCGCTTAAAGATTTAAACTGAAGTGTTTCACCAACTTTACCGCTATAAACAACTTGACCTGAACCTAAACTTTGTGCTGTATTTGGTTCACCTGTTGTTTCTAATTCTACATAATTATTATCTGAAGATATAGCAATGGAAAGATTACTACTTAAAGACTTTAAAGATCTAAAGTAAACGGTACATTCATCTGTTTCAGGATCTACAACAGTTGTTTGATAAACTTGACCATTTGTTGTTGGAACAGCTGGAGCATTTGCATGATTACAATGTTCAGAAGCAATTTTAAAGTCTTTAACTTTTATAACTTTAATACTCTTATAAGGAATTGGTGATGCAACACCTGTCATATCAGGCTGTTCATTAGTTCCCAAAATAAGAACATCGTCTAAGTTTGCTTTCTTTGCAAAAACAGATCTTTTAATTAAACTTAATACATCAGTTAAGATATTCATTTTTTAATATTTACTATGAGTGTGTCCACCCACCTATTTTATACTCTTGTAATTGTTCTGTCCCATCTGCTTTACTAGCAATTCTTTTTGCATTTCCACCTTTTTGCATTTTTTCAAGTATTGAACCCATCATCATTTTATCTAATTCACCACCATCTGATGATAGTAAATTACCACCTTTTTTTGGTGTTTTTTGAGTTGGTAATGCTGTAATTTTTTTATTCATTTTTTTTATGTTTATATATCCAATGTAAAAGTTACAAAAAATAAGTATACTTTTATAGTGTTATAATTAAATTCTTCATCTGGATGAATAATTTCCCATCCCAGTGCCAATCTATTATGTGGCCAATGGAATGCTATTTCTAATTGCCATTCACCCATTATATTCTACTTTTAGTTTTTTTACAAAGACCTTGACGGCAATGTCTTAAACAAACTTTACCTTTTGTAAACCATTTTATTAATAAACAAATTTGTCTCATCTTCCTTGCCCTTTATATTTTTTTTTATAGTTCTTGCTTGTTTTTAAACTAGAACTTTTACTTTTTGCATGAACCCCAGGTCTTTTTGACCTTGAAGGTTTTTCATATACTGCTACTTGTACTCTTGCCATTACTATGCTTTTTTACTAGGTTTTCTTTTTTTAGTTTTACCAGCAGCTGCTTTAGGTACATGAGCTAATTGATTGCCAACCTCTTTAATTGCTTTGCTTACATCAGATAATTCTGTTGCTGTAAGCTTATAACGTTTTACAATTTCTACCAATGTAGCTTCCGCCTTTTCGTCAATTGTAGTCTTTGACCAAATAGCTCTCCAATAATCTTGTAAACTAAACGTCCAAAGAACATGTATGATTTTTTTAAACATATTATGTTTTTTTAAAAGTACTATAGTAATAATATACAAATTTTGTATCAATATAACAACTCAAACACACAAAGATATATTATCTTTGCTTTGTCTTATTTAATAAACCAATAAATTTTAATTTATGAATGAAATAGATCCAATACAATTTAAAAATAAATTTAATATTGAATTTTTACCAACAGAAACTCTTTTTGGTATAAAGTCAGTCAACTGTGAAGTATTATGTACGGATAAAAAATACCGCCCCGTAACAGGTTTAGAAGTAGGTCTAATTTTTTTAACATTAAGTTATGTAAATATAACTGATTAGTCTTTTTATTCTAATAAATATTTCATACTTTATAATTACTGAGCAGCTACATTTTCATTCTAGAAGGTGTAGCTTTTACTTCCTATAAGGAATATCTTAATTTAATAAACATATTATATATGAACAAAAACATTTTTCAACCTAGAACAAACATTTTACCATATGAATACCCCCAACTCCTAGCATATAAAGATGCCATTAGACATTCCTATTGGATTGATACAGAATTTAATTTTACAGAAGACATACAAGATTTTAAGATAACTATTTCTAATGAAGAGCGTGATGTTATTAAGAAGACCATGCTTGCAATTGCACAGATAGAGGTCAATGTAAAGACATTCTGGGCTGATATGTATAAACGTATGCCTATTACTGAAGTGGGTGATGTGGGAATGACATTTGCTGAGTCAGAAGTAAGACACAAAGATGCATATGCTAGGTTGCTAAGAATATTAGGTCTTGAGAAAGAGTTTCAAAATGTTATAGAAGTACCAGCTATTGCTGGTAGACTTAAGTACTTAAAGAAGTACCTGGATGGTACACGTTCTAGAGATAATAAGATGTATACTAAATCTGTGTTATTATTCTCTTTATTCATAGAGCATGTAAGTTTGTTTAGTCAGTTCTTAATTATGATGAGCTTTAACAAAGAAAAGAATGTTTTTAAAGGCATATCTAACGTAGTAGAGGCCACTAGTAAAGAAGAAGAAATACACGGTAATTTTGGAGCTGAGATCATCAATATCATCAAGAAAGAAAATCCTGAGTGGTTTGATAAAGAGTTTGAAGAACTAATCTATTCTGCATGCATGAAAGCTTATACTGCTGAGTGTGATATACTAGATTGGATATTTCAAAAAGGGGAGCTAAAGTTTCTATCTAAGGAAACTATTCAAAATTTTATAAAAAACAGATTTAATAATTCTTTAGAGAAGATAGGTATAAAGTCAATCTTTGAAGTTGACTCAGAACTATTAAAGTCTACTGAGTGGTTTGATGTAGAAATTACAGGAACCAAAGAAGGAGACTTCTTTTATAAGAAGAGTGTAGATTATAACAAAAAGAGTAAAAGCATCACAGTTGATGACTTATTTTAATAAACCAACAATTATGGAATATAATAAATATTACTGGCTAAATGAAGACAGCCGCACATTTTTATCAAGAGGGTATATATCTGAATCCCCCGAACAAAGAATAAAGGATATT